CGATCGACTTTACCGAGCTACATGGCCTTGTGCTGGATGAGTCCAGCATCCTTAAGTCTCACGATGGCAAAACGCGCCAGCGCATCATTGACTCGGCGCAAGGCATACCGTATCGACTGAGCTGTACCGCCACACCAAGCCCGAATGACTTTGAGGAACTTGGCAATCAATGCGAGTTTCTTGGTGTCATGTCTCGCACCGAGATGCTTGCGACTTATTTTGTCAATGACACAGGCGATACCGGAACATGGCGGCTTAAAGGTTGGGGCGCGTCAAAATTCTGGGAGTGGATGGGAAGTTGGTCTGTTGTTCTTAGAAATCCGTCAGATTTAGGTTTTGACGGTAGCAAATACATTTTGCCAGCACCTCAATACATTGAGCATGTTGTCAAAACTGATGTTATAGGCGATGAGCTTTTTTCCAGACCTGCAATGGGTCTTGCAGAACGTCGCAAAGCGCAACGAGACAGCATCGAGGCCCGCTGTCATGCGTTAGCGGAAGTGGTTAATGCAGACACATCCGAGCCGTGGTTGATCTGGTGTCACTTGAATGACGAGGCCGAGCTGCTGCAAAGCCTGATTCCTGGCTCAATCAATGTGCAAGGCTCAGACAAGGCCGAATACAAAGCCGAGCAGATGATGGCCTTTAGTCACGGCAAATTGCGCGTGCTCATCAGCAAGCCAAAAATTTGTGGCTTTGGAATGAACTGGCAGCACTGCGCGCGAATGGCTTTTGTTGGACTAGATGACTCGTTCGAGAAGTTTTATCAAGCCGTGCGACGCTGTTATCGATTCGGGCAGAAACGCAGCGTTCATGTGCATTTATTTACGGCTGAAAATGAAGGCCAGATTCTTGCCAATTTAAAACGCAAAGAAATTCAACACCATGAAATGAGCGAAAACATGATCGAACACATGAAAGACATCATGAACAAAGAACTTGCAGGCCAACAAAACATAGTTGATGAGTATCACGAAGATACTCACGAAGGAGATGGATTCACTGTGCATCTTGGCGATTGCGTGAAATGGGCAAAACGCATGGCTGATAACAGCATCGACTATTCTGTTTTTTCACCTCCGTTTGCTGATTTGTTTGTGTATTCAAACAGCGATCACGATATGGGTAATTGCAAAAATGATGCGGAATTTGTAGCTCAATTGCGATATTTGATTTCTGAATTGTTCCGTGTCATCAAGCCCGGTCGCAACGTGTCATTTCATTGCATGAACTTGCCTACAACAAAAATGCGTCAAGGATTCATTGGACTTCGCGACTTCAGGGGAGATTTGATTCGCGCTTTTCAAGACGCTGGATTTATTTACCACTCAGAAGTCTGCATCTGGAAGGATCCAGTCGTTGCCATGCAACGCACCAAAGCACTTGGGCTGCTGCACAAGACCATCCGCGAAAACTCCACCATGTCACGCATGGGCCTGCCTGACTACGTTGTGACTATGCGTAAGCCGGGGGATTGCGAGAACCGTGTTACTCATGGAGACGATCTGCCGGTGCAGATGTGGCAGAAATACGCCAGCCCAATTTGGGACGACATCAACCAATCGCGCACGCTTAATAAGCTGCCAGCACGTGATGAGAACGACGAAAAACACATGTGCCCGCTTCAGCTGGATGTAATTGAGCGATGCATTCATCTTTGGACTAACAAAGATGATCTGGTGTTTTCACCATTCACCGGCATAGGTTCTGAGGGTTATACCGCAATCAAGATGGGCCGTCGTTTTGTCGGCACCGAGCTAAAACCGCAATATTGGAATCTTGCTTGCGAAAACATTGCCGATGCAAAACGAGATCAGATTGATCTTTTTGCATAAAAAAATGCCCCTGCCGAATGGCGGGGGCGAAATCCACAGATCACAACTAGGAGACTACTTTGTCACAATACACTATTGCAGAGCTAATAGACAAGGCACACGAAGATCGACAAGAGCAGCCGCGTCCTCACCTTGGTGCGTCTTTGTTGGGGCACCCTTGCGATCGTTGGTTATGGCTGTCGTTTCGCTGGGCGGTGCAAGAAAAGTTTCCGGGCCGCATCCTGCGTTTGTTTCGGCGTGGCCAGCTTGAGGAGGCAACGCTGGTAAGCGACATGAGATCTATTGGCATTGATGTTCAAAACACAGGCAAGTCACAGAGCCGCGTTAATTTTGGCTGTCATGTGTCTGGATCTATTGATGGCGTGGCCGAATGTGGCGTGCCAAACGGCGATGGAATGCGTCATGTTGTTGAGTTCAAGACTCATAGCAAAAAATCTTTTGAACACCTGCAAGATAACGGCGTTGAGAAGTCCAAGCCAATGCACTACGCGCAGATGCAGGTTTATATGCTTGGCACCCAGATTGACCGCGCTCTGTATGTCGCAATTTGCAAGGACGATGACCGCATATGGACAGAGCAGATCAAGTTTGATGCCGCCGTTGCCAATTGGCTGGTAGAGCGCGGCAAGCGTATTGCCTTGTCAGACCGTATGCCTGAGCCATTAAGTGCCGACCCGAGCTGGTATCAATGCAAGTTTTGCCCAGCGCATGAGTTTTGCCACAAAACAAAGACCACCAAAGAAGTGAATTGCCGCACCTGCGCTCATTCAACAGCCACCGAAAACAGCGAATTCACCTGCGCCAGGCATAACGATGCAGCGGTGCCTGTGGAGTATCAGCGCACTGGCTGCGAGGGCCATGTCCTGCATCCTCACCTAGTGCCGTGGCAGATCAAGCAAGGCCCGGACGCAATGACTGCCGTTTATGTGATTGACGGTGAAGAAGTGGCAAACGGTGAGCCAAACGAAACCACATTCACTAGCAAGGAGATTCTGGCGAATCCTTCGATGTGCTCTAACCCGGATAAGTTTGTGCAGGAAATGCGCGAAATCGGGGGGAGGATTATTAAATGACAAGAGATGAATATTTAATTAACCCAGGGGCGCATTGCAAGCGCGGATTTGATTTGCCGCAGGCAAAAATCCCGCCAATTGCCATCCAATCAATTCGAGATGCCGCAAAAAAACGCGCTGAACTTAGAAAGGAAATTACAGAAAAATACTCGAATGCGGCACTTGCGAAAGCATGGGGCGTGCATGAGCGCACGATTGAAAAAATTCTGGCTTATGAAACGTGGAGGCATGTACTTTAATGCTGCGCGACTACCAGCAACGCACCATCGATCAACTGTACGCCTGGTTCGCCGCAGGCAACGAGGGCAACCCTTGCCTAGTGCTGCCTACCGGCTCAGGCAAGAGCCACATTGTCGCGGCGCTGTGCAAGGACGCTTTGCAAAAGTGGTCCGATACTCGGGTGCTGATGCTCACGCACGTTAAAGAGTTGATCGAGCAAAACGCCGAAAAGATGCGCCAGCACTGGCCTGGTGCGCCAATGGGGATTTACTCTGCCAGCATTGGGAGGCGTCAGCTAGGCGAGCCGATCACGTTTGCCGGCATCCAATCGATCCGCACCAAGGCGCAAGAAGTCGGGCATATAGACTTGTTGTTGATCGACGAATGCCACCTTGTAAGCCACAACGACGAAGGAGGATACCGCACTTTTCTGTCCGAGCTTCAAGCCATCAACCCGGCGTTGCGTGTGGTAGGGCTTACCGCGACGCCATACCGCCTCGGTCATGGGCTAATAACCGATGCACCGGCAATCTTTGCCGACCTGATTGAGCCGGTTAGCATTGAGGAGCTTGTTTTCCGTGGCTATCTATCCAAGCTGCGAAGCAAAGTGACAGGCGCGAGGCTTGATGTGTCCAATGTAAAGAAACGCGGCGGTGAGTACATTGAAGCCGATCTTCAGCGCGCCGTGGATACCGACGACCAAAATCACGCCGTGGTGCGCGAGGTGATAGCAAGGGCGGAAGAGCGCAAAGCATGGCTGTTTTTCTGCACTGGCGTGTCCCATGCTCATCACGTGGCCGAGGTCTTGCAAGAGTACGGCATTGCTGCCGCTTGTGTGACTGGCGACACGCCCAAGGCTGAAAGGGCCGCAATTCTTTCGGACTTTAAAGCTGGCAAACTCCGAGCGCTGACCAATGCCAATGTGCTGACCACCGGCTTTGATTATCCTGACATTGACCTAATCGCCATGTTACGGCCTAGCATGTCCCCAAGCCTGTATGTGCAGATGGCAGGCCGAGGCATGAGGCCAAAGAGTCACACCGATCATTGCCTGGTGCTCGACTTCGCTGGCGTGGTGGAGACTCACGGCCCGATCACGGCAGTGCAGCCGCCAAAGAAAGCGGGATCGGGCGAAGGCGAAGCACCTGTAAAAGTATGCGACAACTGTTCAGAGCTTTGCGCTATATCTGCAAGGTCTTGTTCTGCATGTGGTTTTTTGTTTCCAGAGCCTAAGGTAAAAACTTTTACCTTACGTGATGATGACATCATGGGCATCGAGGCCCAGGAGCTTGAAGTCACCGAGTGGAACTGGCGCAAGCATGTGAGCAAGGCATCGGGCAAGGAAATGCTCGCCG